AAAATGATTTCTAACTATAACCGAAAAGCAAAGTAATTGATGCTAACGTTTGTGGCTTTGTGATGTTGCCGAAAAAACACACACTAAACTTTAAATTTAAGACAGATTATGAAAGCACAAACAGACAATTCAGTTAAACCAAAAGGGCATTAGCACAAAACCGCTGTTATCTTCTCGGCTTTTAAAATTCCGAGCTTGGAATGGTAAAGAAATGTTGCAAGAGATTATTCCCATGAATAATTACGCAATTACAAGAGTTCAAGGATTGGAAAACACAACATCATATTGTTATTATGTTCCTATTGAAAAAATAATGCAATACACAGGGTTAAAAGATAGAAACGATGTTGAAATATATGAAGGTGATATTGTAGAAATGTGGGGAACAAAACAATTAATAAACTGGCAAAATTACGATAATTATCAAGGCTTTGATATAGAAACCGATGACAATGATATTATAATTTTAGGAAACATTTTTGAAAATCCAGAGTTACTTTAACGGCTATCACGAAGCTGGAAGATAACGGGGCGCCCTTTGCGCTGGCTTGGAGCTTGCGTAAAGGGAGTGTTATTTGAAGGGCGCCCCGTTATTCGAGAGGCTCCGCCTTTCGAATAACTAATATATGTAAAAATAATCTGTAAACACCAATAAACTTAACACCTAAGACTATGAATACCGGAAAGTATGTGGAATTGTATTCCGAAGATTTAAAACTGAAAAACTATTCTAAAAACACTATTTCGAATTATAGTAATCAGGTGAAATTGTTTTTAGAATACTTCAACAAAGTAGCTACGAAGCCTTCTGAAATATCTGAAAAGCAAATTAAAGAATGGTTGTTGTTATCCAATTCTATTAACGGCAGGAAACATAGAATTTCTGCCGTAAAATTGTTTTATAAATACACTGGAAAACAACCTTTGAAATTCAAGCATATTGAATATCCCCGTTCAGAAAAGAAACTTCCTCAAATTATTGAAAAGGAATTTCTTTTGGACGCTATTTCTAAAATCACTAATACGAAACACAAAGCAATTATTGCTTTGGCATATTCAACCGGAATGAGAGTTTCAGAAGTTTGCAACCTTAAAATAGCTGATATAGACAGCAAACGAATGGTTATTACTATTCGGCAAAGCAAAGGAAGGAAAGATAGAATAGTGGCGTTATCGGTAAAAATTCTTGATATACTTCGGATCTATTTTTCAGAATACAAACCAAAAGAATTCTTGTTCAATGGGCAGTTTGATTTACAATATTCACATACAAGTTGCAATCAAATTGTAAAGAAATATCTTGGTAAAGATTATCACTTCCATCTACTTCGCCACTCAAATGCTACTGCATTACTTGAAGCCGGAACCGATTTAAGAATTATTCAAAAACACTTAGGGCATTCGAGTAGCAAAACTACTGAGATATACACCCATGTTTCAACCGCATTATTGTCAAATATGATGTTGCCTATTTAAAATAAAAACCCTGATATTAATTTATCGGGGTTTTTTGTTATATTTACAAAAAAATATATCATGGCATATACAATGACGCAATATCAAATAATTTCAGATGCAATAGCTAGCGGTGCGCTTACTGTTCATTATGGCGATAAAACGGTTACGTATCGTTCATTAGACGAAATGATACGCATCCAAACTATGATGAAAAACGAGTTATTTCCGTCACAAAATTCCAATAATGGGCGTAAATATGCTAGTTTTTCAAAAGGAATAAATAAATGTAGATAATTATGAATTTATTAGATAAAATAGTTTCCGCAGTAAGTCCAAGTGCAGGAGCAGAAAGAGCAAAATATAGGGCTATTGAAAAAACTATTACTTCAGGAATTAGAGCTTACGAAGGCGCTACAAAGTCACGTCGTGGTGATGGATGGACTTCTTATAATACATCAGAGAATGCAAACCACGATATACAAAAATCATTAAAGACACTTAGAGATCGTTCCGTTGATGGTTATAAGAATAATGCTTCAGTATTCAAGGCAATTCGAACAATTCAGAATAATGTTATAGGAACTGGTATAATGCCAACACCTGTAGCAATTGTAGGCGAGAAATTAACGCCAAAAGAAGTACAAAAAATAAAAGACGAATGGAAAGCATGGGCAGAATCCACAAATTGTGACCATGATGGATTCTTCACACAATATGGTTTACAATCTATGATCATGCGAAATGTAGCGATGCAAGGCGAAATGTTCATTTTAAAAAGGAGAGATTCAAATTCAAGACATCCTATAAAATTGCAGGCATTAGCACCTCACATGGTGGACCATTCAAAGAATAGCTATATGCTTACGGAACGTTCAGGAAACTACATCGTTCAAGGAGTTGAATTTAATGAGCAAGGGAAAAGAGTAGGTTATTGGGTATTTGACCATAATCCAAACAATGAATATACAATGAAATTAGCACCTAAATTTGTAAGTGCTGACGATATGATTCACATATTTTACAAAGAATTTCCAGAACAGGTTAGAGGTGTACCGTTTGGAACAGCTACCATGTTATCTATGCGAGATTTAGCGGATTATAAGGATGCACAATTGATGTTGCAAAAAGTAGCAGCGTGTCACGTAGCATTTACAACCAAACAAGAAAGTCCTGATGGATTTGAAACTGTTGAAGGACAAACTATAGATAGAATGGAACCGGGTATCATTGAAAGACTTGCACCTGGTGAAACGGTAACATTTAATAATCCGCCTACGCCTTCAAGTTTCTCGGAATATGTTTCAAAAAACCAACAAGAAAACGCAGCAGGTTACGGAATTACATATGAGCAATTAACTGGCGACATGGGTAATGTAAATTTTTCTAGCGGTCGTATGGGTTGGATTGAAGCGCAGAGACAGGTTGAGGATTGGCAGTATAATATGGTAATCCCACAATTATGTGATAAAGTATGGAATTGGTTTATTGAAGGCTTAAAAATTAAAATGATTATAAGCAAAAACGCTGGAGCAGAATGGACACCACAAGGTCGTGAAATGATTGACCCAGTAAAAGAGATGAATGGTTTGATTTTGGAATTAAAATCAGGTTTAGTTTCTTGGACAGAAGCTTGCAAGCGTAGAGGTTATAATCCTGATACTCTTTTAGAGCAAATGAAATTAGATAAAAAAATGTTTGAAGATGCAGGAATAAATGTTGAGTGGATAATTGAAAAAGAAGCTATTGGCGCATTGGTAGCTCCGGACGGTTCAGATAAATTAAATCCTGAAGATTTAAAAAGAGTTCTTGACGCTTATGGAGTTGGAGTTCGTGCTGGTACAATTACACCAACGGATCAGGATGAACAATATTTTAGAAATTTAGCATCATTCCCTGAAATGTCAGAATCAGTTATTTCGGCTTGGAAAGAAGATGGTGGATTCAGACGTCCTATTACTTTGGCAGTAGCTAAAGATAATTCTGATTTCGAAGCTTAAAAAATAAAATCAAAAAACGTTGTATAATTCAAAAAAATTATATATTTGTGAAATAATAAAATATTATGCCAGAAACAAAAAAAATAATTAAAAACGTACAGGAACAGAGAACACGTGCTGAATTAAAGGCGCAAAGTTTCAATGAAACTGATAGAACAGTAGAAGTTATTTTTGCTACAGAAACAGCAGTTCGTACGTATGATTGGGAGGAAGGAGTTATAAATGAGATTCTTATTTGTAATTCAATGAATGGCGATTTATCCCGTTTAAATGCTGGAGCACCTGCACTAGATAACCATAATCGTTACGGAGGTACAGCCGAATCAGTTGTAGGCGTTATATCTAATGCACGATTTGAAAATGGTGTTGGAATTGCTAAAATTCGTTTTGGAAATTCAGAAAATGACACTGAATTAATGAATAAAGTTCGAGATGGAATAGTTACTGGAGTTTCTGTAGGATATAATGTATCTGAATACCAAGTAACACGTCAAGAAGGGCAAACACCAGTTTATAAAGCTACAAAATGGGAAGCTACAGAAATTTCATTCACACCAGTACAAGCCGACAAAAACAGTCGTGTACGTTCAGAGGGAACTACAAATGAAGTAGTTATTTTGGAAGAAAATAATACTATATTAGAAAATACACCTGTAATAGAAAATATTACAGAAACTGAAAACATAATTACTGAAATACCACAAGAAAATAATACTAATTTAAACACAAACGAGATGCCACAAGACGCAAATCAACCGCTAGCACCTGCTGCGGAAGTTCCAAATTTGGAGCAAACACGTTCAGCCGCTGCGACCGAAGAGCGTGCTAGAATTAAGGGTATTACGGCACATTGCAGAGCATTAGGCTTCCCGCAAACAGTAGCCGATAGGTTCATTGAAGCAAACATTGATTTGGCAACTGCTGGACAACGTGCTTGCGTTATATGGTAGAAAAACCAACCTGCAACCCCCAACCCATCACTACAGACAATACAG